ATTTTTTTTTTTGTCTTTTAATTCTTTTTCTTTTGGCATGAATATTATCATATAAGCTCATTAGTTAATCCATTCCTCACTTACTAAGTGTATTTCTATTTTATCATGTTCAAACTTATCTTGAAAAACCAAACGCATAATAGTTTCAGCCTCGTCTAATGAATCGGCTCTAATATCCGTTCCCACATAAAGTCTATCACCGGCTATTGCCTCAATATGATATGTCTTACTGCGGGTTTTGGTTAGGATTTCCATTAGGTGCAACATTTCCTCCGTTAAACTTTTGTCGCTGTCTAATTTCTTCCTTATCTCTTTCCAAATAAGCATCTATTTCTCGCATGTTTAATTCAGAACCATACTTCGCATTCATTTCCATTACTTTTAACACCGCATCTGCTTGTGCCTGGTCTCGTTTGAAGTCATCGTCCATTAATATTTTTAGTCTATCATTCTCTGCATCAACGATTGCTTTATTTGCAGTCGCTTTAGCTTTCTCAGACTCGGCCATTGCCAACATTTCTTGAGCATCTGGTTTTTGTGGCTCTTGTGGTGGCTCTGGTGGAGTTTCTACTTTAGTGTTTATAAATTGTTGTGCGTCTTTAAACCCGGCAAGTTCTATAAACTTACTTAAGGCATTAGCATATTGTTGACCTGTGACTACTGGATTAGTAGGCCCTAATTCTCTTATTAAAGCTTCCTGTTTCTGCATTAACAGAGTTAAAACTTGAGCTTTCTCCTCGTCACTGTTTTTACTAATAGCGACATTAACCTGTAAGTCTTTATTGATATCCCAAAATCTAGGATCAACCGGAATAAACTCGTTGTTTAATCTAAATACATCTGCTTCGTTTTGGTTTCTGATAACTGTATTATTTACTATTTTAAATAATGGCTTTAATCCAGTCTCTGCAAAGTGTCGGCATATTAATTCAATACGACCTTGCGATGCGCTCATTGTAGAGGCTACCGCAGACTTAGTTGTTGACTGTAAAGCATCTGCGTTTAGGCCCATTGAGGCTTTACTCACGCCAGTTCTATTTTCTTTAACTTCATCTAAGTAATTTAAAACCGGAAATGCTTGTTGTCCGACAAAAGGTGTCGTTAGCGCTTGAATTTGGCCGGGCGCTCTCTGTCTTATTGGCTGACCTATATCGGTGTTCATTAGATCCTCTAAATTTACTTGACCCTCTACGACCGCATATCTTGGAAAGATTGCATGGCCCAAGCTATCAAGAGTATCTCGCATAATTTGCGATTTTGCAGCTTGAATAGGCTTAACATAGTCGGCCGGACATGATCCAATAGCCGTGTGTGGCTCTGGATCTGGGCAGAACATAGCTATTGGAAGCTCGTCGCAAGGCTCAACATGAATAATATTGCAACCCTCACCCGCTGTACAAATTTTTATGCGCTCATCTATGCCATCGTTGTCTAAATCATAAAATAAATAGTGTTCGACATAGTAAACTTCTTTTTTGTCGGCCCGGTCTGGCCCGGTCACGTCATTAAAAGGATTTCGTGCTTGAATTTCGTTTTGTGATTCTGGATCTAAGTAATTTCCAGACCCCGCATATTCTTCAACCTCTTCTAGATCATAACCCATGCTTACTAATTCAGATAAGGTCATTAATCTGCGGTGTGCTACATAAGGAGATGTTTCTATATCCCTAGCATCACGGCTTATTAAAATTTCTTCTGGTGGCACAGCTTCAATGCAGACTTTATTTTTTTTCTTTATGCGTCTGATCTTCATATCATAAGTACCAGGCGTTTGCTGCTCTATCATTTGGCCTGTTTGTGGATCTTGAATCTGCTTCATGACCATCTCTTGTTTTTCTTTTATAACTTCCACGTCCATATCAGACATCAAAGCCATGCGTTGATCTGCGTTTAAGCCAGTATAATCGTGCTGTGTGACATCTAAGCCATTGTCATAATAAACTTTAACAAAACCCGCTTTTCTAATTAATGCATCTTTAAAAGCATTATAAAAAACTCTAAAACCGGGATTTTTTTGGGTGATTAAATAATTAATATAATCGGTTTGTTGTTCGGCAATCTTTATATCTTCCGGGCCATTAGGCACAAACTCAACAATTTTTTTGCTGCCAAAAAAAGTACGCATAATTGACGGCATCATAAATAAAACGCTGTCTCTTACATCTGTTGAAATATATTCCGATTGTAATTCGCTCTCACTGACTGGCGCAGCACCTAAATAATAATCTGTGTTTTCTGCTCTTTCTTGGCCTACTTGATCTATAAAATCTCTTGCATCTTCCATCTCGGCTTTAACGACCGAGCTTAATTCTTGCTCGTCTATTTCTTGCTCTTCATCCATATCATAACCGGCCTCATACTCTTCATGCGTTGCACCGGGCATTTCAGTACCATCGGGCATCGTGTGTGTTTCTTTTTTCTGCATATTTTATCCTACTCTGTATATTTTTGATTTTAGAGGTTTGCGGAAATTATAACCCATAAATGAATCTTTATTGCCGGAGAATGAAGCGCCAACACTTCCCATGGTGAGAGCTAGTGCATCTGCTTTGTCTGGCGACTTAATTCCTCTTTTACGCATATCCTCTTTCGACTCGATTTTTATTTTACCGGTCGAGGTATATTTGTAGATTGGCGAAGACAGTTCTGCCACTAGACCATCATCATCGGGAATCCGGACATCACGCCCCGCCAACCAGTCTCTAATTAAAAACCATAACTCGGCTCTTAAATTTAGATAATTACTTTTAGTGGACGGAGACTCTGAAACATTTACACCTCTAACTGGTAAATTTTGTTCAGATAGTCTGTCGACCACACCCGCACCTATTCCAATAACGTCAATTAAAATTTCTTGCGGACGAGCATTAGTTTGTTCCTCGTCATACTTATTTTTAATTGCACCGCATAATTGCATTAGATCCATTTGATTATAAGTTTGAATTTCAAGAACATGATTTCCCTGTCGTACGCATAGCGCTGATTTATCTGCTCCCTGTCGTGCAACATCTAAACCCCAAATAATAGGATTACTAGGTTGCAAAGCTACATCACGATTGATTGCTGCTTTTATAATATCCATGCCTATAACTGTGTCATCGTCTGCACGAGGAAATTCTCCCATCACTTCCACCCGGGCCACGCTACTTTCAGATCCGTACTGCTCTAATAAAGTCGCAAATAATTTTTGGTCTGTACCCTCTACTGTCCGTGAGTCAATCTGCTCGGTCTTCCAAAACGACCTCGCAGAATGAAAGCTCTCGTAAAACGGGCCAGAGTTTCGTCTTGGATTAGAGAATGTACACCAAAATCTGTCGGGTGTTGGCTCGGTAAAGAAACCCTCACTAACTGAATATATACTTGCGGGAATACCCGAAGCCTCGTCCATTATAAGCATTATCCCGTAGCTACTATGCACACCCGCAAAAGCATCTGGCGACTCTTCCGACCATAACTGCGCCTGTGCGTAATAATAACCTGTGTCAATTTTTAGGTCATTTTTTAGCGAGTTTTCAAACCATGCTGCGGGACGGATCGTTGTTGCGGTTTTTACGAACCAATGATTATTAATTGATAGGGTTAGCCATTTTCCTAGCTCGGCCCAAGTTCTAGACCTTAGCTGTTGCTCGGTGTTTGCGGTGACAATAGTTGTACTACCTAGACGGGTGCTAAGCATCCATAATACCAACCAAGAAACCAAAGCTGACTTGCCAATTCCACGGCCAGACGCAATAGCTTGACGAAACATATCCGGGTGTATTTCGCCGTCATTTCTTGCAATATGCGTCTCTAACTCTTGTAAAATTTTTTTCTGCCATTTTCTAGGGCCTTTAAAAGACTCAAGGGGGGTTCCACTTTTTTCCCACTCAAATATATAGTTAACAAATTTTAGCGGACTGGCCTTTATTTCTGGCGACCAGATAGTGGCCATTAATTGTTTTTCCTGTTTAGGATTATGTTTCATAGTACGACTATTAAACCCAATCTTGAGAAATTAGAAAAAATTTCGTTAGTTAGTTGCAAAATGAAAGCCCGGCCGGAAAATTTCGAGGGGGGGGTTTGAGGAGATCGAAACCCCCCGCTCTTTCTGATTAAGACATTAGTAGTGGATGGAGAGAAGTCTAATGTATGAAACTTAATCATAATCTTTTTTAATCTTCTTATTAGGAAGATGCTCTGGTGCGTCAAGCTTAGTCAAGTCAAGGCTCTCACCCTCTATGACTTCGCTGTTGTTATTATGTTGAGATAACCTTTTAGCTGCGTCGTCTAAAACTTCTTTTAAATTAATATTGATCTCGGTACTCGTCCTGTCGTTCCAATCGTCGGGCGACCGGTTTTTTAGATAAAAGATCTGAGCGACTGTGTTTCCTTTCGTTGCGTTTTGAAACAAAGCTGAGGTGACTTTTGCTAATCCTAAACTTTGTCCTTTTTTTAATGCTTCCGATATTTCCTTATTATTCTTTTTTTCTCTATTGAAAACATCCCATGAAATGTCTAAAGCACGGCAGATATCCATGATTCCTAGGCCTGTTGAAGCTAATTGTTGTATCTTCATTGCATGATCGGAGTTAAGAATAATCTTCTTTCGTCCGGCCTTACTTTTCTTCGGTGTCTGTTCCATGATTTAACTCGTCAAATGTTTCGTCCGTCTCGGATAGTACAGCTACATTCCCTGTATATTCCTTATAGCGCCTACAAATTACGTCACAATATTTAGGAGCTAACTCCATTGAGTAATTTATACGGCCCGTTTTCTCTGCGCCAATCATAGTAGATCCAGATCCACCAAAGAAATCCAAGACAATATCTGAGCCCTTACAACTATTCTTTATGGCTTCTTCTATTAATTCTACTGGCTTTTGTGTTGGGTGAACATAAGCGCTAGTGTTTCCTTTACTAAAAGCCCACACAGTTTTCTTAGTCTTATCACCACACCAATAATGAGATCCGTCACCCTCTTTCCAACCATATAATATTGGTTCATGTGACGCTCTATAATCTGCAAAGCCTAAACCGGCATGACCTTTGTCCCAAATAATAGTGGCACTTTTTTTAAACACCTTAGCAAACTCTTTTTCAAATGTTATCTTTGCCTCAGATTGACTATCTGGGTGACACACATAAATAGGTGATAATGGTTTCATAAATGAAGAGTAATTAATAAATGTATCGCTAATAAATTCATCAAACTCATCTGGTGACATATGATCGTTTAAAATAGCTCCATGTGATTTAATGCCACCACCTCTTTTAAATTTAACATCATGTCCTTCTTTACGACCGCCACTATAATTTACATTATAAGGAGGATCAGTAAAAACCATGTCGGCTAATTGATCGTTCATTAATTTCTCTACATCAGTAATAATAGTAGCATCGCCACACATTAATCGGTGCTTACCTAATAACCAAACATCACCCTTTTTAGTAATATGTTCATCCTGTAGCTCTGGCACATGGTCTTCATCTACTAAGCCCTCGTTCTTATCGGCCAATATATTTTTAAGCTCATCATTAGTGAAACCTAATAACTCCACATCAAATTCAATGTCGTTTAGCTCATCAATTTCTAGTTTTAATAAATCAACATCCCACCCGGCATTCATTGCCAGTTTATTATCTGCTATGACATAAGCTTTTTTCTGGTGTTCGTTTAGATATCCTAAATTAATCGTTGGCACTTCTTCTAGGCCCAATTTTTGCGCAGCTAAAAGACGGCCATGCCCGGCTATAATTGAATTATCATTATCTACTAATATAGGGTTAGTGAATCCAAACTCTTTAATTGATCCACATATTTGGGCCACTTGACTATCGTCATGTGTTCTAGAGTTTCGTGCATAAGGAATTAAATCTTTTACACTTTTCACTTTTATTTCTGTTGCAAAGTTATTCATGTTCTCTCCTAAGTATTCCGATTTATTTTAACAGAATGAAAATTATAAGAACAGTTTGGTATATAATCGTACTATTAAGATTCAAAGTTCGGACTTAAATATCCAAATTTAATCTCATACAAATAATAGACTATTAAATAGGACAACTACTAATGAGTGTTTTTTATTTAAAGCCAAGCGACTGTCATACTTGTTATAGCAGAGCGCTCAGCACTAAGGATGGAATACATCGAATACTTCGGTTTGATTACTTTGGTAAATGCGATGATGGAGTTCCGGCTTTTGCAATCAATTTATCAACTTACGATGACTTAGACAAGCAGACACAACAACAGGTTGTGGCTGAGGTGACTAATTACATCCTAACAAACCACGGAGAGTTTCAATGAAATATAAGAACCAAATCAGATATTCAAACAGGAATATTGAAAAAGGTTTAGTAAGGACGACTGTTTGGTGTCCTAAACAATTAACAAATGAATTAAAAGAAAAGGCGTTAGAGCTTCGGTTAGTACATGAAGAACAACAACGAGGAGAGCCAAGGCATATCTAATGAGTAAAAATATGATTAAAAATAATAGCATTAATTTATTGGCACAAGACTTCTTTGAAGCACATGTTGTAGAGTTTGCAATAGAGCCTCAAACATTGCCTCAACTGTACACTAAAATGTATAACTACATTTTAACTGGCAGAAAAGATGATTTAAAACCAGAGACAATCAATCTTTTAAAAGGTCTTAAAAATTACATAAATTACCAAATGGAAACAAGAGTACAGTGTGTCGGCTTAGGTGAAGATCCCCTCATCTCCCCCCCAAACACCTAATCGGCACACCCCTATGCAATCAAATAACTTTAGAGACTTTTGTGATGAAATGTGGCGTCAAAATTGTAGCGAACGCAGAGCATATGGTGAAAGTGAGCAAAGTTATGAGGATTATATCTTAGCCAATTTAGATTTTTTATTTGATAAGTTTGAGCCTTTATATGATTAAGCTAGGCACAGATATAATTTTAATTGGTGATAAACAATACACCAGGCTAAGTCTTAATTGGTTTGATATCTGTGGTGATGCCACCATAACCGGGCCAGATGATTTTAATAAGCTTAAAATCTGTTCAATTCATACTGAGGGTTATCTTTATAGTGTTGAAATGATAGAGGGCCGAGAAGTCGTTAAAACTTTCGCCTCTTATCAATGTCAAGACGATATAGGTTTCGGTGATCGAAATGTTTATCCAATAGAAGTGTTTAGTTTAGACAGTCAAAAGAAGATCCGTAAAGCTTGGAAAAAACAATCCAATGAATGAAAATTTGTTTTATATATGTATCGGTCTACTAATACTGGCGTCTTATTTCGCTTTAAATGTCACCTTATATTTGGGAATAAATTATGGCGGGTAATAAACATGATGATTGGGTTTATTCCTTATATGAAAATATCCATGACAAATTATGTCAAGTTTGTGGCAAGTCTTTTCCAGTTCATCATAAAACACAATCCAATAAAAAGTATTGCAGTAGTAAATGCTCTCAAAATAAGAAAGAAAAATTATAATGTCTTGGCTTATCTCGGCTTGGCTAATATTTGTAGACCCTAGTTATAACACCACTTCTAATTACACCACATATATTTTTGACACCAAAGAGCAGTGTCATAATTATGTGGACGATAACAAAGTAGAAATAACTATGCAGTTATTTGAAAAGTTTTTAGTAGATCCCGCTCCCCTTAAAAGCTACCACTATTTTTGTGTTAGCTTTTATGAGGAGACTATTTAATTATTTTCTTTTAGCTGCCGAATCTACATTTTTGATTATGGCTTCTAATTCTGGTCTTAATTTATTCCAGTCTGGGTCATTAGCAGACTCATAAAATTTATTCCTAGCTCTGCAAGATTCTTTAATAAGTTGAAGTTGCAGTCTAGTGACTTTTAAGTTTTTTAATTTAAGCATATTGATCTCCATAGTTAAGTTATGAGGTAAAATAACCTCTTACCCTACAGACGCCTGTGGCCTCGAAAGTTCTCTATGGTTTTTAAAATAAACTTGAAACTGCGACTATTAGGAGACACTCCTAGCAAAACCGCCAAAAATGAAAAAAGCTTTTTGTTCAGTTTCTTTTTCCTAGTTTTTAGCCACTTAATTTCTTGAAACCCTTGAATATGGCTCTATTTGGCCATTTCTGGAAAGTGGGCATGGTAGGATGGTTGTGAAAGGAGGTGATTCTTATGGATAATGCAAAACATACTAAAGCTATTGGTAGTGTTAATTTTAATAACTGGTGTAAGGAAGTGGTCAAACATTTTCAAGCACCCTTTGATTATAATTTTGATTCTACTATTACTGATGATCTAATTAAAATTAGTTATAAAGATGAATTTGATATCAGTGGTAATCCAAAAGCTATCTTGATCTGTAAATACGGCAGTGGCAGTAATTTATGGTCAATAGATTTTGACGATAGCTTTATCGATCTAGGGCCAAGCGACATACTTAGCTTTAGAGACTATAAGTAGCAAAAAGGTTTGGGGAGTTAGCGCTCCCCTTACCAACCATACTCATCATCTGGATTCATTAGACCTAAACCATTCTCTAGTTAAGTAGCGCCTAGTAATAGCCACCGCAGTTAAGACTATTGTTTGCATCCCACTTATATAAAGTGGATTGCCAGTAAACTTAGTCATAATAATTAATGTAATTAAGCCAATAGGAAAATTTAAACATAACCCAATAGTCGTATCGCTTAGGCTTTCAACCATACTCTTTTTATTTATCTTCATTATTAGCTCTCTCGTATAAAATTTTATTTAAGCCCACCAGGAGTAAATGCTTTTTTACTCTTGCTTGGCTGAGGTTTTTAATTCCCACCTTATGATCACCCTCAAGGCCAATCCAAATTATATCGGCCTTTATTAGCGCTTGTATGCCCTTACTAATGGTCTTTCTATTCATCCCTAGCATTAGGGCCAAGTAAGAAAATGAATCCCAAGTGCTAAAGCTCTGGCCACGATATCTTTCGCATATGGCCCAAACAATAATCTTATCTCGGTTAGAAATATCTTTCCGATCGACCACCTCGCTGCGATACCAAAACCACACACTTGCTTTTAACTCTGAATATTTTTTAAACTGATTGGCGACTGCCCGATTAATATATCCACTATCCGCTTGTGGTAAATCGGAAGTCACCCACCAATATTTATCGAAGTTATTACCCCGTTTGTAGTACCCTTTCAAAGCACCTCTCCAAACCTTTTATAAGGTATCTACTGTAAGTTTCACTCAAGGTATAAAGCCTCAAGCGTTTATCCTTAGCGTCCTCATATTTATTAAAATAGCCTCGGGCCAACCCATCTTGCAAGACCTCATAAATTGTAGACCTCCCACCTATGCGCTTATTAATTTCATCGCATAGTTTTTCAAAGTTAACTTGCTCGTCCTCTTCCGCTTTCACGATTAGGTACTGGCTAATTGATTTATGCAGCATAGACTTACTATAAAACAAAAACTCCGGGTCTTTGCACTTGTCTACATTGTCACAATCGAATTTCACTAACTCGATTATTTTATCTTTATGCTGTGAGTCCATTCGGGCCACCTTTCATTGAGATAATCAAGTTGTATAGATTAGGGTTCGTGTCTCTATTCAGAAACAGACCGCTAAATCTTTCTATCAAGCTTGATTTTAAGTTTGCGTGTTTCACGCTGTGTTTTGTTGTGATCATAAATTCTCCTCTCTGATCTATTATTATTATTAGTTCATTACATTCGCATTGAATAAGTAAGTCCTAATGTTGTTATTAAAT